GCCAATGAACCAGAAGCCACCTGCCCATCAAACATCGTATTGTTGACGACGGCAGATAACTGCATCGTGACTTTAGGTGAACTAATCCATCGGTTTGCCATGAGCTATTCTCCGCTATACAGCCACCGGCGCATCAAGCCGGACATTGTAGTTTATGATCCACGAATAAATATCATCATCTCCCCGCCAACCAAAATCAGAAATGAATTGCGTAATCAAATGCTTCGCGTTATCAAGGACCAACGGCTCAGGGGAAACGGTAGGATGTCCACCAAATACCTTCATTACCTTCTCTACCAAATCGGCTGCAATCTCTTTCGCTGTACGAGTATCACCGTCGATCAGCTTCGCATGGATCGTGAACTGCACCGGGACATCCTGGATCAACTGCTTGCCTGCCCCTTCCCCCGACATGCGGGACTGCACCGAACCGGCCTCTATCGTAAAGACGCAATACGGAAAAGGAATTTCCTTTCCTGCATCCCCATCATTGAGAACATTATGTTCACTATCTTCACCGGCATCCCAGTATGTATTAAAGTCCGCATCGAGACTACTGGCGACCCAAACGGTATTGACAGCCTCGTGCAGTTCTGAGGAGCCGGCTAGTGTCATTTAATCGGCCCTGTAAGGATTCGGCGAACAGTAAGCAATTCTTCGTTCAACGTGCGCACCAAAAATGATCGTTCCATTCTCAACTCCAGAATCACACCATAGTCCTGTGGTGTCCCGATGTATCCGTCATAGATTCCTTTTCCACCTGGACGTACAGTATGAAAAATAGTCCTTTTCAACTGGGCAGTCTCAACCTTTGGAAATTCACCCGGCTTGCTTCGGTTCGTTACAACCCTGCCACCTCGTGGGCCCTTGCTTTTGGTAACTGGCCGGTTGATATTTTGCACAACCTTGTCGTGCAGACGATTAGTAGCTAACATCATCCGTGCTCTCATCGTCATACTAACCTTATCTACAACATCCCTGAGGAACCATTCCCATTTAACAGGCTGTACCCATTCCTTTCTACGGCCCCGTGCCGCCAATACTGCTGCTGATGGACCTTTCGCCATTCCCTACGCCCTTCCCATCTGCCGCTCATACGCAGGCAGGTCTTTCTCATAGCGGGGTTGACCGCTGCCAATGCCACCACCTGGATTGAGCAGGAAGCCGCCCGGCAATTCTTCAACGTCTTCCATGTCCGGCTTCGGGCCCTCAACCATGATCGCATGGTCAGAACCCAAGATGTAAAGAATCTCCCGGCAAAGTGTTTTCATATGATCGACAGAGAGTGTTCCCTCTTGCGGAGGCACACCACTCAAGACCTTGCCCGGTTTCATCAGCAAATCAGAATGCTCCATCACCAGACGGATTTGCTCGCACAGGGCTTCGTTTTTGTACAACGGATCGATGATCGTGTATTTGCATTTGGCCGGATTCACGTGGAGTTGCATTCCCGGAACCTCGGGCATCAGCGGCATCATTCGGCACGTTGCACGGGCCTTGATGGCTCCCCGCAGAGAACAACCAGGGATGCTCTGAAGTCGCATGTCGCCGTTTCTCGGCGTGCTGATTTCAATGCCAAACGGAGGAACAATCACGTCGATCTTTTCTTTCACTGCTGAACTCATTGTATTGTCTCCTGTCTCCGAACAAGGGGGAAAAGCCCCCAGAGCTGGCGGAGATAGACCAGCTCTGGGGACAAACAACTGGCAACCTTACGCAGGTGCCGTGGTGGTGAGGGCCGCACAAGCAGCCCGTTCAAGTTGTCCGCCAAACCGGGCGGTCACAACCATCAACATCTCATTCCGACGCATGAGGGTGTCACCTTCCGTGCTCGTCCGGATCGTCAAGCCACGCCGACGATACATCCGATACGCAGCCAACACGGCATACACGATTTGCGTATTGGCAAGGGATTCATTGATCTTGTACGGACGGCTCAACAGACTGTATGAGTCATGGTCCATACCAAAGATGCGGCGTTGATCACCAGCCGCAAGGACGGGGATGGCGCGTGCTCGCTCGTAGCTCAATTCGGTTCCGATGAACACGATCGAGCTTCTCACAGCAGCAGTGTGCTCATTCTTGGGCACGGTGAAGCGGAGCGTTTCATAGTTGGCGATGGATGTTACACCGGCAAACGCAACCGCAGTGACGCCGGCATGGATCGTGATGCCTTCTGGCTGGGTTGTACCATTGCCAGTGGCAATCACGTTGTCCAACGATGTCAAAAGGGCTTCACCATATTGCTGGGTGATGATCTGCCCGAAATTGATCGGGGTGTCCGAAAGGAAGTCCAACCCAACACGGATGGTACCTTCCGCTCGGTAGATCGTGGTGTTGAACGCAGCCACATAAGCGGCCGTGTTGAAAATCGCAATGGCAGTGGCATCAACACCGCCCCATCCAATCGTAACCTGACCAACCGAGACGCCTTCAACCCGGCGGCCGCGTTCGAGCGGCACGACTTTGACAAAGGGGAACAATTCTCCATTGAGCAAGGGGGCTGAAATCACGTCGTCATCGAACACGATCGGGACTGCTTCCAAACCACCGGAAGTCACGTCATCGATGAGGTCCTTCTGTTCACGAGGGGTCAGGCGGCGGGCCTTGATGTCCTCGTAATCACCGCCATCAGAAGTACCAGCCCAATCGTACTCCCGCAGGGCATACTGGAGCAATTCCTTGCTGTGCTCTGGCAGGGATTGATACCCGGCAGACCGGCAACCATTCCGTTGTGCTGTCGCACACATGAATTGCAGGTATGCACCGGAGACGGCCTTGTCCCGATCGGAAGGATTCTGCATGGCCCTTCCATCCATCGACATCAGAGGCATTCCAGCATTGTGATGCGGCTTGCCCTTCTTGGTGTGTGCTGGATACGTCCGAGTGGACTTCTCCGCAGAGTACATCTCAGCGGCATTCTTGACGCGGGGCTCAGAACCGCCACCTTCCTGACCAGCACCAATCTCGCCGATCTTCTTTTCAAAGCCGTCAGGCAATGCAGCGGAAACCGCCTTGTTTTCCGGTTCCACTTTCTTCTGATCTTCCTTGTGCTCTGGCTCTGCGGCTTTTGCAGGGGCTTTGGTTTGAGCCTCCACCAACTTCGCCAGTCCATTGGCAATGGCATCCAACTTGGCGGCCAAATCAGTTGCCTTTTCGTTTTCCTTGTCAACCGTCAGTTCGGCCAACTTCGCCGCAGTGAGTGTGCCGTCAGCAATTGCCTCACCAGCGGCTTTGCGATAGTCGTCATCACTGGCATCATTCTTGACGCCCTTGTGCTCGACGAGCCACGCCTTCAACTCTCGTGTGATTTGCATAATCACATACCTCCATCATAGGTATCAATTACAGCCCATTAACGCACGTGGCTAATGGCTCTGCTTTTGCTTGATTCTTTCGCCGCTCTTTTCGTGTCTCGATTCTTTTAGCAATCGTTTCCGGTGATTGCTTTTTGCCTTTGTGTGATTCACTGAGTTTTGCCCTTGTTTCTTCGGACAGAGTCTGGCCCAGTCTAGAGGCGCTTATTGCTGCTTTATGTTCATCAGAAAGAGGGTGTCTCTTCCTTTTACTTTTGATACTTATCTTTGCCTTCGTCTCTTCCGAATGATGCTGCCCCTTGAAGGGAATCAACTTCAATCGTTTGCGGGTCTCACTCATTTTTACCTTCGTCTCTTCCGAATGACGATGCCCTCGCTGAGCAACGCTCATTTTCTTTCTAGTTGCTTCTGAACGTGGTAAGTGAACCCTTCCTTTATTCCAAGCAGCTATCTTGGCTTTGGTTTCAGCTGAATGCTTAGTACCTAACCGACGCTCTCGTTGGATTTGTTTCGTCTCTTCCGAATGGCAACATCCCTTGAAACAGTCACCACCCTCCCCACCACTTGTGAGGTTGTATCCTTCAGGTGATCTTGTATCCCATTCCTCAATCAATTGCTTTTCAAGAACATCCAATTGATCTTCCGGGATATCTTTACGAAGCACCATCCATCTAAACAAAGCAAACCCATACTTACGCAACGCTCTGTGAAAAAGAAGGTGTGATCCACTTAACGCAGCCCGCTGATGTCCTTCCTTACGAACATCCAACCCATGCTTCGACTTACCGATGTAAGTCTTCCCATTAGTTTCGTTTATTGCCACGTAAATCACACCCACAACTTATTACCTCATGAAAGTACGACCAATACAAAGCCGCCTCACTACGTCGCGAGGCATGCTCAACTCTTCAGCAAAAGACGCATCTCTTCTGCTGTTTCCTTTTGTCGTTCGTTCTTATCGATGACTTCCAGCGTTCCCATGAATCGCTGACGTTGTTCTTTCGTGGCCTGGAACATGAGAAAGGTCATCACTTCTTTGGCGCTCAATTCCACTTGTTTCTCTTCCTCTTCTGTCCCCAACGAACTGAGCACCTGACCCAAGCCAGCACCAGCCTCACGCAAAGTTGCTTTGGCTGGACGTGGAATATCCATTGCCACGACTTCAGTTATGGCTTCCATAGCATCCCTGATCTTGGTTTCATTGCCCTTGCTGAGCACTCGGCCAGCTTTGATTTCTTCCGGCTGAATACTCTTCCCATCATCCTCCAACTTAACAGAGGATTCTACTTCTCCTCCATCTCCGGAACCTTTTGCGTCTTCGGTCTCTTCCGTTTCTCCCTTCGATCTGCCCTCCGCTGCATTCTCTTTGACTGGTGGGCTACTATCTCGCCCCTCTTCTCGGCCCTCTGCCTCTCCGCTTCTGTTAAATTTTCCACTTTCAATCTCCTTGCCATTGACGGTTAGTTTCAGGTCAATTGTAACTGGGGCCATTTTCGACCGATG